GTAAGTTACTTGTAAGGTGTCGCCGTTAACGACCGAGCGATCACCACCCGTAAAGTCAGAAGCCGAGAACAACGTACCCGATGTACCCGAAGCAGCGCTTGCTAAGAACGCCCCACCAACCGTAGCTGTACTTGTAATGCTATATGAAGCCTTACTTGCTGAGTTCGTAACAACTGAGGGATTAGCTGTGGTTGCAGCGGCAAACGTAGCGGCGGGGCGGCTACCCGAATAAGGTGTAATTTCAGTCCAACCAGCATGTGACGACAGCGTATCTGAAGCTGCTGGGGTATTAGAAGCGCCCGCACCGTACAGACCAATATACCAAGACGTGATCCTTGCGGTAGCACCATCAAGTGCCGTGCCAGCCATATACTGAAGCCCAACGTTAACCACGAGGTTCTTGGATTCAGCCGTCCACTTGAGTTTGCCATCTTTGTCATAGCACTCAAACGTGAATTTACCCATAGCACGGGCACCTTCCGACGAAGCAGGGCGAGCAATCAACCCGCTTGTTGTAACATCATTAGCTTTAGCTTGTTCCATCTTGGTTCCTTAAGCAAGAAATTTAAGTTTGTAGATTGTACTTAAATACAAACCTACAATTTCATCAATAATGTTTTGCAGCGGAGTCTCTGCTTTATCACACACTTCATACCTGATTTTTTCGATTTCATCAACCTGATCTTGCATAAAATCTAAAATATTAGATGTTTTGCCAGCACTCATCAAGGAAATAGGACCAATTAAGCCATGTCTGCCTTGATAAGCTTCGGCAAATTTATCGGCTAAATCGACAATTTCGTCATAAAACGTGTTAAGCGCCATATGCTTGCTAAAACTTCGCGTATTTAAATGTACGGAATGGGCTACATCACGGGCTAAAAACAACATACCTACAAAATCAGCACATTTCATGCTCAACCCTCCTGAGGTACGACGTTAGGCATAGGTCTGGCTTGTTGCGCTTCTTCCTGACGGGCCATAATCTCTGCTTCTTGACCCATATCCTCAGGTTCTTCCATAATTGGCCCTTGCATCTGTTGAGGAGGCACTAAATCCCCTGCATCGTGCGCCGCAGCAATCGTGCCCATCACAATATCTTGAATTTGCTCCATTGTCATACCAGGCATTGTGGCTGAAATACGCTTAGTTTCAGCATCAAACGCCTTAATTTTAGCTTCAAATTCGCGTACTTGTACGTCTCTAGCCTCAATCGATTGATTGACGTTCATTAGCATATCGTGCATTTGCTGCATTTCCATGCCCATTGCTTCAATTTGCTTTTGAGCCGCTTGTAGCGCTGGGTCGTTATCTTGATCAGCCAGCAATTGCGGGTCAATGGTCTTGCGAAGCCGCGCTGCCATCTCTTGAGCGCCAGGCCAATCCATGTTTTTAACAAACAAATCGCCTGCAACAGCCCATAAATTGGGGTTGCCCTGCAAGATCTGCGACATGGCGTCCATCGACTCTTGGCGCTTAGTCATGTAACTTGGTCCAGTGGTTACCACCACGTCGTAACGGCCAACGGAAGGGTTGTAAATCTTATCGATCACGACGCCCGTCTGGTCCATAATCTTTTTGACCGGCTCTTGCTGGGTCGGATCAATCTTGACCATGTTGGTTTCGCCATCAATACCAACAATTCTAGCAATACGCTGCGTGTCGTAGATTTTTGGTATCAAATCCACCAACTGACGGGTCACATAACGCACAGCACGCGCTAAATTATCTACATAGTGGTATGTGCCGTTGTCAGATTCCTTTTGCCTAGCTAAAATAGCACGTCCAGAACGTTCGTTTGACACTTGGCCCAGACTCGCATCGTACTGGCCTGTGGTAGCTTTAATATCCTCAGAAGCCCCCATTTTGGCCTGTATGAGGCCCGTTTGAGGTAAAGGTGGTGCAGCACGCTGTGGTAGCGGTAAAATAGATCCTGCACCATCTGTAACGTCTGGATTGACCTCTAAATACGGCCAGTTTTGCGTATTAGCCGTCTTCCACTGGTACTCATAACCCTCAAACTGACCACCATAGCCAATAAATGGTGCTTTAGGGGCAAGCGCAAGCATTTCAGCTTCTTGGCTTGTCCAGTAGTTATACATCCGTTGGGCATCTTTGGCATTACGCACGATGCCTGATATGAAAATACGCCCATCAACTTGGAACTCGTTACCTACCACGCGTACAACCGGTATCCAGTTGCCCGCCCATTCACGCTCCTCAAGCACCTCAAAACCATTGGTTTTCATCCACATGATTTTTTTACGATCTACCTGACGTTCGCGTATGGGTTTTACTCCCATCGAACGTAACGTAGCGTCTTCAACGGAGCCTTTAAACACCGACTTGTTGCCTGGGTACAGGTACAGCGTTTCCGTTTTGTGCGCGATGTAGAAGTATTCAGCAATACGAATCGTATCTTCAGTGATCCACTGGCTGATGTCTTGGTCGCCAATACCTTGCGCCATGATCGATGACAGCGGCGCAGCGTTAGGGTACATGCGCTGGTAATCTTCCTTAAGCATGTCCTCGGTAATAAAGCACCACTCAGCGTCTGCACCGCATGGGTCTTGGATCAATGGGTCCATGTAGACACTAAAGCTATTGCGTACGCGAGCAATTTTGATGTCTTGATCAAAACTATCCTCGTAGCAATACTCGGTCAGGATACGGATATAGCCCTCACCGTAAGTCACTTGGTTCTCGCACGCTGTGTCATACGCCACGTCAGCGTCTGACATGTACTCAATGTGCCGCACGATGCCATCGAGCACCTCAGCGACCTCTACGTCAGCCTGATCGTTAACAGGTATGACCTTTCCGCTTGGCCGGTTCTGGCGCTGCTCGTTGGTTACCTGCCTTACGTGTTGCGGCAGCTTGTTAATCGTCAGGCACGGTCTGGCGTTGACTGTCTGCCCTTGCACCGACCCGCGTGTCGCCAGCACATCTTGCGGCCACTGCCATTGATTGTCGGGCGAGCCAGCCATAAAGCGCAAGTCATCTAGCTCATCTTCACGGCTTTCCGAATACGCACCGATTGCTTGACGCAACCTGTCGCGCATCAATTGCAGCGTGTCGCGGTGGTCTTTTTGGTCAGGCCCACCGCGTGCAGATACTTTACCTGCACCCTCGATACCTGTAGGATCTTGTTTAAGCGTTGCCATTATTTTTTCTTCGCTGAACGGGCCTTGGCCGGCGCAGCACGACGTTGCACGTCATAGGCGATCGCGACCGCTTGCTTGACCGGCTTGCCGGCCTTGACTTCAGCTTTGATGTTCTTGCGGAAGGCTTCTTTGCTGGTTGATTTTACAAGTGGCATTATTTTCCTTTCATCGGCTTCTTGGCAGTCTTTGCCGAGTCACGAAAGTCTTTTGCTGTAGGGGCACCCTTAGTGCCAGGCTTACGCATCTTCTCACCGCTGCCCGCAGCGATGCGCTCACGTTTAGCATGGATGTTAGCGTAAAGTCCAGGTTTAGTAGCCATGATTAGCACTTCCATCGTTTAAGTGATGCTTTAGCGCGTTCGGCGTCGCCTTTAGCGTTCTTAACAACGCCAGACATCCTAGCGCAAAACGACGCCTTGCGCCCCTTATCTGCCTCAGTCTTAGGGTTCGGTGCGGGTGCCTTAAGATTACTACCTGTCTCGCGGTTATACTTCTCACGGCCTTTAGCCGTCAGCCCTGCGCCCTTAGACACCGGCAGCTTCTCACCACGTCCGACTGATAGTGATACACCTTTCTTTGCCATCAAGCACCCATCCAAGATGTTGCTACACCATTAGCGTTATACGCACGATTAGTAGTCTTTTCAGTATACTGCCTGTGCGCGACAGGAAATGCAAACGTCACTGCCAGCGCGTCAGCAGCGTCGGGCGATGCTAACCCTCTGGCTTTCATTTCCTTTTTGCCTTCTAGGAAAATTGTACCCGACGAATTAGGTTTTATGGTAGGCCCAACTAGATCAGACTTGAGCGCTCTGTCGTTAGGGATCGACGCCGTTTTAAGCCACTCCTTCATCAGCCCCCACAGCTCGGCGCGTTTA